CTCGAAGCACCGGCACGACCTAGAGTATCACCTGTCAGTGCCCAACTAACAGTTTCGCCAACAGAATTGGTTACACCCAAATCAAGTGTTATGGTATCGCCTTCTGTTACGGGTGAGGCAATAGTCAATGAGTATTCAGCAACAACATCAGTGATCGAAGAGTTGAAGGTTGCAATCGCGGCACCGCCAACAGTATCTGAAACGTTCACTACGAATGCTTGTGTGCCTTCTGGAGGAAGTTGATCTAAGACAGCAGTAAGATCCATAGTGGATGTCATGATCATGGTATCGCCGCCAGCAGTAACACTAGCAGCAGTTGTGCCTACTGTCAAGGTTGATCGTGAACCTGTCCTTGGAACAGAAGTAAAATCTGCGTCTTCTGCCCCAGTAACCCACCAATAATAAGTTGTTCCGGGCGCAGTATTCTTTCGAGTAAATGCAAACGAACCAGATGCTCCTTCTGCTATAGCAGTAGGTCCGGTGATTACAGCAGCACTAGGAGCAGCATCAACCATAGTAAAAGTGTCTGTGCTCACAATAGCATCGTGGTTTGTAATTCTAACCGTAGAAGTTTGTGTTCCTCTGTAATACCCATCTACTGTGGTTGCAGATAATGTGGGTGTTTGCGATGCTGCATTAAAAGCAATTCTTCCGCTGGTAGTTGTAATTCTTCCATCCAAGTCATCAAGGATTTCCCACTGTACACCTAACGAAGTGGTATATAACACATCGCCATTTGGATTGTGTTCACTACCATCTCCAGAATCTGGTGTGCCAGCAATTGTTGATACTGTAGCAGTGACCGAACCACCTTCTGTAATATTCCCAGCAGAGACATTATAACGTGGGTAGATAGAGGAGTCTTCAATTATGTGGGGTTTACCATCACCAGTAAACCTGTCGAAGTAATCTAATCGAACCGTGTCACCAGCAGGATCTATACCTGGACCAGATAAATGGATTCTAAAATCCTGATTACCTTCTGTTATATAATCTTTTTTCGGATAGATGGTAATGGTCGCCGCACTTGATACAAACCCCGTACCGCCTGTGATTGCTATGTCTTCAGGACTTGCTACTAAAGGAGGTTGTTGATAAAAATCATCGTCGGTAGTTGTAATATGTTCAAGGTACCAACGGACAGGAATTGCATCGCCTACGCCAACGGTAGGTAAGTTGTAACCGTTGATGGTTAGAGTTATTGGCGTACCAAGTTCTTTTATAGAATTGAATCCGCTTATAAGAGTCGGAGTCGCCTCAATATCCCACCAAACATTAGAGATAAAATAACTTGCTTCATACAATTGTTTTCTATAAGGAGTTCTGCACCAATCCATAACATGCAGTTTATATTCTTCAGTTTGTCCAAGAAATTCACCGGTTTCTGCAATCGCATCTTCTGGATCATAATCATTTACAAATCGAAAAGTAATTTCATCAGAAGCATTAGTAGGACTATCGTATATTTTACCGGGCACATCAGGACTAGCAGCATTCAAGAGCAGTTCGGATTTCACTTCTACATTCAAATTTTGCCAACCACCCGTTACACGAAACTTATCGCCCAACTGCGGTACTTGTGTCATAGGTTCTGATAGGGTTGCTGTGCTCCCAGAAGCAGCAACAATATATGAACCTCTCGGAATAATATTATTTACTACGTTGCCAGAACCGTCAACATGTTCTATATCGTACCCTACCCAAGAAGCAGCAGACTGATCTAACTCTAAGTCTCTTGAACCTAAATCATTTTGTATTGCCGTTGCTTCTGCCGTCACCACAATTTTTTGTGGAGGAACATCAACAAAATCTGCGTCTTCTGTAGACACATGTTCTAGATACCATTTATATTCGCCTGGATATAGGTAAGTCTGTGCGCCCACGGCATTGGTATCAGCACCAACAGTAAACGTTACATCAATACCTTCTGCTGTGGTATTGGTATTAGGATTTAGTTCTAATATGGGAGTAGCAAAAGAATCGACCACAGAAGATGCTTGAGCACTAACCCCAAGATTTGCAACGCCTTCTAACAACACTTCTCCGCCTAAGTAAATTCCTGCGGGATGAACGAAGAGTTTGAAAAGTTTTTTCCATTCGTTTACTGGAATACCGGCACGTACCAAAATAGCAAACGTTTGATATAGTTTGTCGTTTGTTAGGTACCTCAGTGAGGCAGCACCAATCCTTGATTCGAAAGATTCAGGTTTTGTTGAATCTGCTATAAGGAAAACATTTTCTTTGGTGTAAACAACTTCGGGATCAATATTGAAGAACGAACGGAAAAACCATTCGATAGAATACTTAGAACCTTTAGCACGAAACAAAACACTAGAAAATTGTGATGCTGCTCGCTTATCACTCGAACCCGCAAAGTAACTTCCACCCAACAGCAATTCGTCTTCAATGAAATCTAGGAGTGTAAGATCTGTTTCGGTAATGTCACGAGATGCGAACAAATGGTTTATCAGTTCTGTCGAGTCGTTCTGATCTTGCCATTCATAGTATTTTTCCAGAAGTGTAATAAACTTCGGATACGTAGAACCAAAATATTCAGGCAAGACATTTTCAATATCCACATCACGCAGATTGAGTCTTCGTCTTCTCTTGTCTATGAAATTATCGTGTGCCATAGTTTATATTTAGCTCGTCGGAAATGCTTGTGTTGGAACAGAGAAGTTCGCAGTATATCGTGCGACACCTTTTGTGATTCTGAAATCTTCGATGAATCCTTCCCAGGCACTGCCTGACCCATTACGGGATGCATCCATTATTTGCAAAAAGTTTGAACTATAATTTTGAGTATCGTTCGTTACAGTACGTCCCAGAACACCGTTGACAAAAATTCTTAGGTCAGTGCCTTCTCGTGTTACTGCTACGTGATTCCATGCGTTAAGATTTAATGGAGTTCCAGAAGTATCAAAATTACTAAATCCTCTAATCACTCTTACTTCGTGAGTAACTGCGATTTGTTGTAACCCTAAACCGTCATTCACCCCTTCATTTGAATGGGTAGATGCCATCTCGTAGTTACCTGACTGTAACGTGTAAAACCACCCTTCCATGGTGAAATCACCAGCACCTAATACTCCGCCTGTGCCTGTGAACGTACTTTCAATTCTGCCATTAGTGCCATTTCCTTCCATTGATTTTGCTTGGAATAATGTAGTCAATCCCGCTTCCGCTTGGACACCATTAACTGTGACTAGTGAATTATTAAAAGTAGAAACATCACTTGCGTATGTTGTAGGACTACTCTCACCATCAACAGCATTGACTAAGAATACTACGTTAGCAAAGTCGTCATCTATATTACTAGTGTCTGTAACGACTATTGTGACATCGCCCACTTCTGCTGAGTTTTCTGCACCGTCTGGGATTGCTCTATACTGCCAAGTAACAGTACCGCCAAAGGGTGCTGCTGGTGGAGTGTATAAAAAAGTCCCTGCAAGAGAGTCGATAATAGTAACTGTTCCCTGTGCGGGTTGTGTCTGCACCGTGTGGGTGATATCCCCTACGGTTTCAAATAAATCATTACTTGCAACATTCATTGTCAAGGTTTCAGTACCAGAGTAATTCAGTGTGAACGAATCGTCCACTGTATCGTCTACACCTGGGAGACCTGAAGCATTTACTTGAATTGTAATATTTTCTACCACATTTTGTCCAACATCAACACCTATCACAAAACTATCTTCACCATACGCATCTGGATTAGGGGTATATGTCCAAACCCCTTTATCATCTACTGCGGCAGTACCAAAATTAGGTTGTGTTATAATTTCATAACCTTCGATGTCGTTGAGAGTGTTCTTCAATGAAAGCGTTGAGGTTGCAACCCCGCCACCGTCTTCTACTATGTATGGTAGATCGGCACTGTCACCTGAAACCACATTACTTTCAACTTTACAAAAAGCAAGTAAACCACCGGTATCGAAATCCAAGAGACTTGTTTCGACTGTTCTGATAATAGATGAAGCGGTATCAACTGCTTTATATAAGTTTATTTTCATAGAGAAATCGAGAGTGTAAATGATTGTTCTTCTCGATTCGATTGCGCCTTCGTAATCATCCTGAAAGGTAACACCCTCAAGTTTTATAGGGGTGTCTTCACTGATGTCATAACCTTCCAGAGGTTTTACGGTAACCGTATATTGAGGAGTAAATGTCGGTAAAATTTGCTCTACAATTTGAAGAGCATCATCTTGACTTCTGGCGTATACATTTAGTTGAAATTGTATTTCGTAAGGAACGGGAGTAAAAACTTTTTGTGCGTTACCACCCGCTTGAGGTACTATTCTATTATTTACTTTAGGTAATTGTCTAGTAGCATCATATGTGAACGCAACAATTTCAAAAGACATTCTTGGCAGTTTGATTGCTATCTGACGTTCTTGATCTTCACCGTATTGCATTCCTTGTATTCTATCAAGGAAGTCTCTTCTGGGTGCATATGACAGAGGTACTTTAGTCTGGTTTATAATTTCGCCGCTAGAATTATGCCTAACGACATATAGGTTGTTGAACAGTGATCCAAACACGGCAACCGTTTTTCTTATTCTTTCATGATAGAACCAACTAGATAACATTATGGATCACCAAACGGATTGGATTCAGAAAAATCAAGAATACCATCTGCCACTGTTTCGAAATCGTTATTTTGTGATACTACCATATCTTTCTCGGTAACTAATATAGGAAGACCAGCAGCATTGCTTTCTAATCCGGTTACTGTATCAACGGTGTTGAACGAATGGAATTTCCCATCGCTCGCAAAGAAATTAGTTATACCTAAAACTCTTGCCGCACTGTCCGAAGCATCATACGAAACAACATCACCTTCAACGGACCAACCTCCTAGTGTGTTCAACTGACGTACCTTTTCGCCTACTTCAAACGAACCTGGTGTGTTCATAAATTCGGTTGACACTACGTCACTAAAGGTCAATAATATCTGGTGTCCAAACACTTCTACATTATCTATGGCATCAATATCTGTATCAAATTGCTCACCACTAAACTCAAAGAGTTCACAGGTAAGTCTGAATACAGGAAGGTTTCTCAATTGATAAAAAGGTGTTTCATCAAATACTTTTTGAATTTCGAATATTGATTTAGAAAGAGGAAGAAAAATAAGATCCCCTTCTCTTGGTCTGAAAAAAGGTCTGCCCACATCTTCTTCATAAGGAGCAACAAGTTGATTCCATCTCCTACGTGACAACACGAAAGTCGCAGCATCTCGAATCTCTACACCAAACTTGGCAAACAGATCACCTTCGCCATCAAATCCTTCTACGTTTTCTATGTACATTTCAACCTTGTACGCATCATCGAAAACAGCAGAGGTTTCATCTCCGAATATTGAATCAGTATTTACATTGTCTCTAGGCATGTAGTAGACATCTTGTCCATACATTTTCAAAGATTCTACGATCAGATCTTCATATAAAATCTGCTCGGATCTAGCACCCTGAGAAAAATATTTATTAGTTGTCATGCATTAACCCACAAAGAAATCAGGTGGTAATTCATGTTCCAAACGCATTTTCTCTTCTAATTTTTCTAGTTCAGCATTTGCTTCTTCTAGCATCTGTCTTCCGCTTATGGTAACCCCACCAGGAAGTTGCATGCCTTCAAACTTAGACATGTTGATCCCCCATTGCTGTTTGATCAAAGCAGTAAGATAATTTTTTACGAACATGTCGTTATAGACGCTGGTATACGTATTTGGATCGACAACTGTATACACTTCTGCTACAACGTAATCGCCCACGTCGAGATCTTTATCTTGCCACTCGCCCCAAATGTATAATCTATCTTGGTGACGTGACCACGTGGTTCTGGGATTTCCATGAAGTAAAGAGTCAATCGTGTCGAGATATTGTTGCATCTGATAGTAATAAGACAGACCACCAGAGAAGTTCAAAAAGTCTCCCATGCTATTCAACATCATTTGATATTTGACATCGAACATGCTCACCCCACTAAACGTGGGATTGATCGGAAACATCTGAGATACGTATAGAACATCAGACGATATAGGAATCCATCCATTGTTCTTATCAGTTTCAGTAACTAAATGTTTCAAGTAAGTACGGTAAGAAGCATCGCTATGATACTCTTGATAGATCTGCAAAGTATCATCAACCCTATCTTCTACCTGATCCTCATCGACATTAATTTCGATCACAGGATCGCCCAACCTACGTAGGCAGTGATCGATCAAAGTTTGTCTAGAATTTGGTAACGCCATTTAACTACCCTTTTCGTTTATTTATACGTTACCCCAGAGGACTGCACCTGCTGAATCGTAAATAACTAAATTCAGTCCTGCGGCATCTTGAAACTGGACTCCAGTTTTTAGTTGTAATTTATCTACATCTTCAATTTCAACAGCAACATCCGCATCAATAACAATTCTTCTGCCAGGATTACCTAAAGTATCGGAAAGTCCTATAGTTCGGAATTCCATTCTCGCAGTTTCATCACCGTCTGTTCTACTTGTGAAAACAGTTCTAATTTCACCATAAGGCTGTTCTGCATCAGCACTAACTGAGTTTCCACCACTGAACAATAATTTGGTTGCAGTAGCAGAACTAGTGGTTCGATTCAATATAGCAAAATCGGTAGAGGAATGATCATTCCCAAATTTCATACCGTCTTGTCCACTAATGGTCAAACCATCCACAACTGATCCACTGGTGATCTGTTTTACCCCTAAGCGAAGTTCCGAATAACCAATACCCGCACTATCAAAAGCAATGAAGTGACTTCCTGCTCCAGTTGATTTCTGAGGAGTTTTTACATAAATCCCAGCAACGCCTGTAGTAGGAGTATGGTTGAGATATAACGACTGTGAGTGGAAAGTTCCAAATCCATGAACGTCTAAGTTATCAGTTACGTCTACCGAATGATTGAATTGAACATTACCACCATCGGCGATATAGAAACGTTCTGCTTCTGGAGTACCGCCAAGTGGATCACCAGTCCAGAAACCCATTCGAGCAGTTTCGAGTATCGCTCCTCTATCCTGTACCGTAATGCTACCAACCGGTGAAGGTTGGAGATGTGCACCAAAATGAATGGTACCAGAATTGTCACCACTACCGCTGCTAGATTGTCGAAGATATAAATCTTGACCTACATAAAGGTTAGCGTCTGCACCGGCGATAGTTACTGAATCGTTGAAGGTAGTTCCGCCAACCTCATTAATAACCATTCTCGCAGCGTTTGCTGTAAAGAGAGTTAGAGGTGCCGAACCACTGGTCCCAAAATTGAATCCGCTATTTGTTTCCGATAAGACATTAGTGAATTCAGTTCCTGTGAAACTAAGTTCATTAGTAGCATCGAAGTTCTGTATGGATACTGGTGCACTAAATTGTGCCGTCCCAGCAACTTCTGTGTTGTTCAGTCTAGAAATACCATCAACTGCTAATCCCATTCCCCGCTGCATCTTCAAAGCAGAATCGCCTAGTACTCCACTCCAATCAATTAGAACTCTAGACTGTGATTGGAACGTTCCGCTTGGTGGAAAAATAACGTAATCGTTAGCGAAACCCATTCGTTCAGCACTTCTTTCGTACCATATAGCGTAAGAAGGATTCGTAGTTGGTGTGTCTGATATGAGTGAGAACCTAGTTGCATTACCACCCCATTGATAAGTAGCAGAATCCGTACCACCAGCAGTATAGTGATCAAACAATATTGAGGGACCATCTGTTTTTATAGAAACTGGTGTTCCACCCACTCCATGTGCTCGATGTATTTGGAGACGTTCTTTCACTAACAGTTTTGTACCAACACTAGCAGAATCTGCAATTCGAGCATTGTCTATTGTCAGAAGAGTAGTACCAGCAACATCGTCTTGAACATCTAATACCTGAGTATAGTTACCATCAAACCCGCCGTTTTGATCGTTGAAAGCAGAAACCGTGTTGAGTAAGTAAAGTCCTTTTGCAGCAATATCTTGATTAGTTCTATTACCTTGAATTACCGCATCGTGTAATGATGAGGTGTTTGCTACATCTTCAACTGATCGAGTTGAAACCTTGCCCGTTACGGTATCAATTGCCAGCAAAGCATCTTTAGTTTCATCTACAAGAGCAGATAGATAGAAGTCACCCGAGAAAGCAACGTTCTCGTTAGTGGAATCGATACCCGATCCAGTTAGAGAAGCACCACGATTGGTTACTGATTTCAAAGTCTCATCTGAAACTATGTTAGCAATTACTCCGATATTACCACGCGATACACTATCAGTATCAGTATTGATAACCAACATCTGATAATAATTCGATTGACTAGGTTCTAATAGGTTAGCAGTTGCTCCATCAAGAATTGTGGTCTTACCAGGTGGCAATACTAAACCACCTCCCGCGACAATTTTCTTGCTAGTCGAATCGCCAACTGTCGTTACCGCTTGCAAATCAGCAGAGATAAAGTCAGCAGTTAGTACCGCACGACCAATTCTACCTGTTGCCGAATCCCACATCAACGAAGCGTTTGCAGTCGTAACCACTGGAGAATTCAGCAAATAAAATTGTGAACCGTTCAGTACAGATAAACCGCTCATCTTCAACCATGCGTCAGTACTGTCTCCCGTACCAGAAAACGTTGACGCATCACCGAAGTTAGTAACTTCTTGAAGACTAGTAACATCTTTGAAAGCAAACGCACCTAAGTCTCTATATCCAACGCTATCTGCTGGACCTCTAAACAATGCTTGTTCCGTACCAGTATAACGATTTGTTTCAGATGTCCAATCATCTAATCCATTGACAATCAAACTACCAATCTTTAGATTATTGGTGGTTTGTGACCACTGAGTACTACCGATTGTAGTTTGACCCTGAGTCGTTACGAATTGTAAATCGATATCGCCCTGCGCCAAATTAGCAGCAGTACCAAGTGTCCTATGTCCAATTTGATCTAGACCACCTGTAGGATTGAATACAGGTACTACAAGACTGATGTCATATGGTGAATTGTTAGGTAATTGAGTTCTATCAATATACAACCCATCATTTATATTTACAACTTGTCCACCAGTAGAATCACCATTTTCAAGAACAAATGCCCACGTATAATCTTCTGCTGCTGTAGTAGCACCGGATTGCAACGTAACGCGGAATGCGCTATCTGCGCTACCGGGTTCTACCAAACGAATAACATCGAATGAACCAGGAGGTGTTAGGGGGTTTGTCAAGTTAGCGGTGAATCCTCCATCTAGATCGATAGAGTTTGTAACCGAAATCCTTCTGCTCAATGTATCAGTACCGGTCTCTGCCGCTTTATTGAGAGTAAAGAATGTAAGTGGAGTATGAGCAGTAGTCTCTAGTGTCGTTTCTACAACAGTATCTGCGCTGGCTACACCTTTAGCGTATACTGTAAGAAGATCTGCTTCAGAGGTAAGATTTTCTAGAGTAAGTCCTCCAGATAACGTAACAGCATCCGTAGTGGTTGCACCATGATTAGTGACATATGATAAAGTCACAATGTCTAATAAGTTACCTAGCGTTCTGTTTTCTACACTATCTCCAGCAGTCAGTGATAAAATTTCTATATTAT